GATAAACAACCCAAAAAGCGGGATGAAGAAGTTTCTTCTCGTGAAGACGACGTCGATCCAGCAGTCGTTACAGAAGTAGATGGAAGTACTATTGTTGAAATAGACGATGATATAGATAGCTATGACTGGTTACTTACAGCTGAATATCTAATGGGTGGAACGAAAGAAGAAGAACAGCCTCCCACGGAAGAACCTAATATCGAAAAGCAAGAAGGTGGTCTTCGACCTCAAAAGGTTTGGATAAAAGATCCCTCCGTGCAAGGCGGTGGCTACTATCAAACAAGAATGACGAGACCGGAAGGGACCACCACGCAAGGCCCCGGGGCGTCACACGTTGAAGACGTTCAGAATGTTGCTACTGGAGGTAAGCCTGCTGCTCTTGTGGATACCCAAGCAGCAAGTGAGGCAGAACGACTAGGATTAAGAACCTTCAAGGTTCCTCAAGGGACGTTCGGACCAGCACTTTCGAATAAGCTAACACATGTTGTTGTTAAACCCGGACAAGAAGCAAACGCTCAGAAGGTGTTGGATGTCTTCAAGAAGTATCCTATTACCAACAAACCTCGACCTATTGAGTACCACCGGGAGTTAGGTGAGGCTTTAGGTTATTCTCGAGAGGCTATCGATGCTTTTATCGATCGTATTCGGCCACAGCTAGAAAAAGGTGTAGCGATTACACCAGAAGTGAATACACCGACATACGGAGAAGGAGCGATCGACTCTCTTCCCAACAATAGAAAGAAGAGAAAAATTGAAAAAGCGACTTCCTCCGGTAAAGCAAGAGAAATTGGTGATAAGCTAGGAATTGACTGGAAAGAAGTTGATCTCGATCAATTCCGAAGGGGTTTGAAAGTCGAATTAGAACATACCAAAGATCCAGAGACAAGAGTTGTTAAACCACAAGATCTCTTAAGCGTTGGGAAGATTGCTTGGGCTCATCTGAAAGAAAAGAAAGACTATTATTCTCGACTAGAACAAGTCGAGAAGCAAGATCGCGGGATGTCTGTCAAAGCGATCATTCGAAACGAGGAAGGACGAATTCTTCTTATCCGCGACGCTTCTTCTTCCTACTGGGATCTTCCCGGAGGACACGTCGCTAATTCTGAAACTGTTGAAGAAGCACTAAGAAGAGAAGTAAAAGAGGAAGTAGGATTAGAACTAACGGAAGCTAGCGAGAAAGAAACGCGACTTCTTACCCTTGGGGATGAAGAGAGACCTGTTGCATTCTACGATTGCAGAGCGAAAGGAGGGGTGAAGCTTTCAAGTGAGCATTCAACCTACAAGTGGGTTCATCCTCATGCGTTTAAGAGCTATAACCTTGGTGCGTTTAAGAACATTCTTTGTGGCAAACCTGATAGGGTTTTTCAGAAGCAAGGGGTGTTGTGAACTACGTGATTTTAAGGGGCCCTCCAATTAGCCCCGGTAAAGCTACTGGTAGGGTTAGAATGGTTGATAACCCGTCGAAATTGGGACAAGTGAAGCAGGGTGAAGTCCTTGTGTTTCCCTGGACACCTGAGTATCGTACGAACCAACTACTTGATGCGATGACGCGGGCTTCCGCAATAGTAACCGATCGTGGAGGTAGAACCAGCCATGTCGCGATTATTAGTCGAGAACTTGACAAACCCTGTGTCATCGCGCAAAACGCTACAAAAGTTCTTAAGGACGGGCAAGAAATAACCGTGGACGGTTCGAAGGGCAGCGTTTATTCTCAAGGGGAGCAAGAGTGATAGTCGATACAGATATTTTAATTGTTCAGCTTCTCCTCCAGCGACTGACGACTCAGCTCTGGGAGAAAGCGCAAAGGGAGGAGTGTTCTAAGTGTGATAATCCCTGCCCTTACGTTCAACAGCAGATGCAAGAAGTTATTCTCGAGGCTCTCGCCGAAAATAGTAGATGGAACTAAAGCTGGATTCCTATCTTTGTGTTATAATATAATTTAGGTAGAGTACCGACTGGACTGTTCTTTCGAGATTCATTATTATTAAGAGGTAGTATGAAAGACATTCGGGGACTTCTTGGCTTCTTGACGACTTATTCCCGGCTTGCGGAGGGCAACGTCGAGGACGCTGAACTTTTTAGCGCTTACTCTTTCTTGCGCAAGTACGCGGTGGGTAAGCTTCCTTCAGAGAAGTATCACGGCAAGGTCGAAGCGTCCGAAACTTTGAAAGGTCGGGTTCCGGAAGGTTCTGAAACGGGTAAGATTGAAGACCCCTTTCCTCTAGCGAAACACTTTACATCAGAAACACCCACACGCTTAGACGCTGCTCTTGCTGTTGACGCTTTTGTCCACAAGGCTCACTCGTTTAATAGTGACATCTTGGGTGAAGCGTTCGGTTGTGATCTTGCTTTGGCGTCTGATGTTGCGCTACCTCTTTTTGATTTCTTTGCGAAGACAACTCCGGTAAATCCCATAAGAAAGCAGGTTCGGGGTTATACTTCAGCTGAGTGGTTGGGTGAGCTTCTTATTCTCAAAGAAGATAAACCTTTAATCATTGCCGGTTATGCCAGCGTTGAGATGGTGGATAAAGAGAAGCATCTTATTCCTCGTTCTGTTCTCGACAAAGCGTTTACTACGTTTATGTCCCACGAAGGTCGTGAGAATTTGAATTTTGCCCACACAAACATTCAAGTGGGGAGAATTCTAAAAGAGTGGACATCCCCTACGGGAAAGAGGTACACTAGTGGAGTTGACGATAAGGGTCTTTTTGTAGTTGCCGAGGTATACCCGGACACGACTGTTGGAAAGCGTGTTGTTGAAGCAATGAAGAAGGGCGAATTAACAGCGTTTTCGATCTCCGGGTTAGGCAAAAATGTTGTTCAGAAGAACGGCTATAAGGAAGTTCAGGAGTTAGAGTTGTACGAAATAACCGCCTGCGAGCAACCTGTGAATCAGGGAGCTTACTTCAAGCTTATCAAGAGCGTTGGAAGTTCGCTTGAGGGTGTTTTTCAAAGAACGATTCCTCTTGGCTGGACCGTAAAGGTTGATAAAGAGGTTATGTTGCCTTTCGACTACAAGTGTCCATGGCTCGAGAGAGTACTGAAAGCAAAGATTGGTAGCCATCCTGAGATGTACGGGACTTACGCGCTTGAGCTTAGTCCTTTTAGAAGGATTCTAAATGGTGTGAGACTTAGTGACTGTGAACTCGCATTGGCGGGTGACAGTCTACTAATTAAACATTCAAAGTCAGATCCCTTAGGTCTCACGTTATACCGTTGCGTCAAAAAGTCACTTTCTTCCGATTTGCAGCGTTCTGTTAAGTTTCTATTTAATAGTCAAAGTTCTGAAACGTCTCGACCTTTGTTTTATCTTTCCGCGAGAAAGATGTGAGCGTGTGTGTGGTCGATCGCAACGCTTGTTTCGTTAAATCTTGCATAAGGAGAAGAAAAGAAAGTGGAAGGTGAAGAACTAGTTGCTTTACAGCAACAGTACGAACAGCTCCACTCGAGTGTTTCGGAACTAACGAAAGCTGTGTTAGCTGTTGTCGAAAACCTCAACAAGGCAGCGACGGAGAAGGCGGAACTTACCCAGAAGCAAATGCAGGAAGAGGCTGAAGCCAAGATGTTTAAGCGCTTCATAAAGATGCTAAAGGAAGAGGGTGCTGTCTTCGCTCGCAAGCAAGGGAGTGTTCCTTCCGCTCATACAACTCAGACCGGTGCGAAGCCCGAGAAGGAGCCTAAGTCTCAACAGGAGCCGATTCAAGGTTCCCTAGAAGAGAAGCAGGTTCCCCGCGACGACGAAGAGGAAGAGGAGAGGCGGAGGAGAGGAGCACCTGAGGCGGCGATTGCTGCGAAGAAGGCTGAGGAAGAGGAGCCAGAAGAGGATGAGAAGGAAAAGCTGAAGAAGACGGTTGATACGCTGACGAAGGAAGTAGAGGATCTAAAAGCCTCTGTTCCGAAGCTGGTCGCAAAAGGGATGCAAGAGCACGGTTGGAAGCCGGTCGGAACCGCTTCTGTCAGGAAGGCTGGTGCCGAGGAAGTTACTATTTTGAAGAGTGAAGCCCCTGTGAAGAAAGAGGAGCTCATCAAAACCCTTGGGAAGCTTCCTTTGGGCCAGTTAAACGATATGCATCAGGCCTTTCTGCGCGGTGAGATCAAGCTACCGGAGGTGAGGGACTAATGGCTGAGATTACGTTACAAGAATATCTTAACACTGCTCAGAGAGGAATCCTTAATCGGATTTTTGGTCCGGAGTACCTCTTAAAGAGCACGTACCTTCAGGCCACGAACATCTTTACGGAAACCTTCGGTCGTAGAGTTTGGGACGCCATGAACAACCGGACGGTCCTTTACAACGCAATTCGAAAAGTTGGATGGGGACCTACATTTGGTTGGCGTCTGAGAACCGATAGGGGTACGGGTAACAGCTATGCTGTGACCGAGACCGGTAGTCTTCCTACGATTGACGTTTCCAACTACGTGAACGCTGGTAGTCCTCCGAAGTTCCCTTCGACGACATTCGGTGTTAGCATCAAGGCGCAGTTCATGGGTGGGTTGGAAGGTGGTATCGGGGATGCCTTAGCCGTCGAGCAAGAAGCCAAGATGCGTGACCACATCAAGACCATCAACGAAGGTATTTGTAGTGGTAACTACGCGTACGTTAGTGCCTATAGTGCCTCCGCTGCTCCCTCTGCTCCCGCGTATCCGGTGAGTGCAACAACCTACGTGCGCTTTACGGTATTGCCGGCTGGCGCAGAGAAGCGCTTCAAAATTGGTGATACTGTGGGTATCACCGACGACACGAACGGTACCTCGTACGAAACTCAGGGTGACGGGACTTCGGTTGTAACTGTGGTGGCGATTGATGAGACAAGTCACTACGTCTTCGTTGACGCCGCGTTTATCACTCTAACCCCGGCTGCTGGTGATGTCCTTTATGTCCTCGATAGAGTGACGGGGCTTACTTCGGTTGCAGACATCTGCGCTGAAGACGGTATGCTCGTTGGTGGGGGCTCGAACAAGAAAATCAACCCCGATGTCTTCAACCTCGGCACGAGAACTCCTGGAGGTGCGTACTCCTATGCTTGTGCCGCTTTGGTTGACGATAACGCCGGTGTTGCTCGAGACATAACCCTTAAGGCCCTCGACGATCCCATCGATGCTATTCGCACAAACGGTGGTTTGATGGGGTTAGGCTTGATTGCTACCGGGCACAACCAGTATTCAAGTCTCGATAGGCTCTTGCAGGCACAGCAAAGGTACCTCGGTTATGGTACCTTCCAGTTCGGTGTGGGTGACGAACGGACGTATCCGGGAACTCAGGTAGGAATGGAGTTAGCGAGTTATCGTGGACTTCCTATTCTTCCGGACGCTGATATCCCGAAGTCAATGTCATCCGCTGGTGTTGCACTAGGGCACGACGTGTTCATTCTCGATCTTGATCATCTGGAGATCGCCGTTGGAATTGCGACGCAGTATTTCGAGAACCAGAACTACTTTGTCGCGAATGCTCTTGTTATCCAGGGTTTGCTGTTTACGGCTCTCGAGCTGAGAGCTCGAAGAATCGATGTAAACGCTGTCGTACTGAATTTGAACGCTTAGTACTTTGGAGGTTGTTATGGACGACGCTCTTGGAGTTGTTTTGTCGGAAGTCCTGATGAAAAAGTGTCAGGGCGAGCTTCTGACAATCGCGGAAGCTGTAACTGGTGATAAGGTACAGCGAGACGCGATAAAGTCGTTAATTCGACAAAGCTGTCAGAAGTGTTGCGCGGAGTTAACGAGGCGCCTCGAAGAGAGGGCGGCTCCACAATCTGGCTGATTTTAATGCCGGCTTTTTTTGCCGGAGGTAGGGAAAAGCGACGAAATGTCGAGAGGATCAGGTGGCGGTCTTCTACAGTGAGGTGAAAAATGGCGATTACTGCTTATAGTAGCATAGTTGTGACTTTCCGCACCGTTTTTGGCAATAAACGGATTGTCGCGGGATACATTACTTTTGCAAACGATACGTGGCCATCGGGAGGCGTCGATCTGACTCCTGCGAACCTAGGATTGGATGTTCTTGAGTATATCCAATTCGATTCGAGGAGCATCCAGTACGTCTACGACTACACTAGCGCAAAGCTCGATGGTTTTCTGTGTAACACCGCGGGTGTTGGTACTGCACAGGCCGGTGCGAATGGCGCGACAATCGCAGCTAGCGAGAAAGTCCATTTTCTAGCGATCGGTTATGGCGGGTAAAAGGAGGTGTTTCATGGGAAAGCCTCTTTATTTACTAAGTGCGGTCCTAGAGATTCTCGGGGTTGCTGTTGGTAGTGCCGGTCTTACCATCGAGTTGCTCTACAGGGCCGACTTTGGGTTTGTGCTTATTACTGGGGGTTCTTTGTTTGTAGCCGCCGGCGGATTGCTCTTCGCTAAAGCACTCCCGAGGAGGAGATGAGATGCCTTCGCCTACGTTAGTTAAACAGACGATAGCGAGGAGCCAGAACGAGGTTGCGGAAAAGCTTAGCGACTTAATCAACCGCAATGATATTGAGACCGACTCGATTGTTGATGTTGAGATAACGAGATTTGGTACGAACCAGTTTCTTATCCTCGCGATTTACTTAGGTTATTGGATGCTCGGGGCTCTTGCGGGCTTGAAAGCTAGTGTAGCTAGAGCTCTGGGGATGTCCCGGACTGCTGCGGACGATCTAGGTTTGGCATCGAGTGCTGCACGATTGTTAGGGGGGGTGCGGAGTGTTCCTGATGATCTCGGATTGGCTGTTTCTATAACGAGGGCATCAACCTTTGGTTGTGTCGTCGAAGCTTTGGTCGGGCCTGCTGCTGCGGTCTCTGAGGTGTGGATGAATTTTAATCCCGCGCAGCTAATCGGACTCGATTTAGCTTTGCTAGCCGACCGAACGGGAGGAATTGCGCGAGTTTTGACACCTGGGGATGGTTTGGTTTGTGACGTTTACTTCGAACACACTGGGAGCCCCTAAAAGGAGGTAAGATAGGATGGCAGATGTCGGTACGGGTGCCGTCGCGTCCATGGAGTTTGAACATCGTAAAGCCGATGGAACTCTTGTTTCGAAGGGTCACGTCGAGGTCGATGGAGAGGGTGTTCATACTATTCAAGAAGATGTCAAAGGGAACATCCTTGATTCTGTTGTTGATCGCTTAGGTCGGTTACGTATTCGAAAGCGTCGTGTTTAACGGTACGGTCTCACCTTTCGGTGGTGGGACGGGTCGATATACCGGGGGGTAAAATCTCTAGTTTAGGAGATGAAAAATGGCCGCTGTTGTAACTCAATACGGCTTCGTCGAGACTGCCAAGCTACTGACTGGTGTTGATTCTCCTGTAGCCTTCAAGTATATGATGCTGGGAATTGGATCTCAGGCTGAGGCTACTACGAACTCGACACTAGTGAGTGAGATCAGTGCGTCCGCGCTATCGAGAGTGTCTGCTGCCACTGTTACCACTGCATCTAGTGCAACAACTGCAGATACCGCGAAGTTCGTACACACGTGGACCTCAGATGGTAGCTATAGCGTGAAGGAGTGCGGTGTTGGCAACTCGAACACAAAGGATAAAGGTGATCTTCTGTGTTACGCGACCTTCGCTTCCGCAATTCCTATGCAATCAGCAGACACTCTTAAAGTTACCTGGTCGGTAACGGTCAAAGCTGGATAAGAGGTAAAAACAGCCTTAAAGTTGTGGGTAGTGCTTACCTTATTTGTCCGGACGAAACAACTGGGGCTGTCTCCTGTAGGAACAGCCCTCTTGTTTTCTGGTTTAATAAAGTTAAAGGAGGTTAGGTTAGGTTATGCAGGGAGTCTGTTCTGATCCTATTAAGGAAGCTGAGCATCGCCGAAAAATTAGTGGTGAAAACAATCCCGCAAAGCGACCGGAGGTCCGAGCTAAGCTAAGGGCTGCGGGGTGTGGTCGCTACGAACGTACTCCCGAGATAAGAGCGAAGGCAAGTAGGACTAAGCTAGGTACGATAAACCCTAGCATGCGTCTTTGGTACCAAACGGAGGCAGGACTACTAGAGAAACGGAAGTTGAGCTTCCTACGGAAAGGTAGCACTTATCTTAGGGTGTCTCCTTGGGGGTCTTCGTGGCGTAAGCTTGTTTGGTGGTTATTCTTAAAGCTGGGTAAAGAAGAATTGTTGTGTTCAAGGAGGTTGCGTAATGAAAATCCTTTGGTATAGCACCGCGCCCTTCGTGGGAGTCGGCTACGGAGTCCTTACAAACGCACTTGTTCCTCGGATAGTTAAGGACGGACACTTTGTTAAGATCGCAACCAAGCACCATCTTGGCGGCTCTCTTATCGTAAGCGGCGTCGAAGTTTTCGACGGTACCGAATGTGGTATGTTGAACAAACTTCAGGAAGTCGAAAACTACGATTATATCGTCTCTGTTTTTGACACCTGGACAATGGCTCCTCCCGGTTTTAACAATTGGGTTGCTGTCAACTTTCTCGATATCGAAATTATCCATCATCAAATGATTAAAGCCTTGAGGTGCAGCCAAGTTCAAACCGCTGTTACTCAGCACGGAATGCGAGAGATGGAACGGGTAGGTTTCAAACCCTATTATACACCTCTTGGTGTTGATACAAAACTGTTCAGACCAGACAAAAAGCTTCGAAAGGAGTTTCGTGAAAAGTGGGGTTGGAGTGATGATACTTTCGTAATAGGTGTAGTAGGGATTAACTACAGCAACGATCGAAAGAATATCATAGGTACCCTCCGTGCTTTTCAGGGCTTTCATAAAGAGCATCCAAACTCCGCTTTGTATCTGCACTCGGATACGATGGGATCGGCAACACAGGGGTTACCTTTACAGTGGATTATCGCCTCTTGCGGTTTTGATGGCACCGGGAAGCCACCGGTTTATTACGTCGATCAGCTCGCTTATCATTCTTGGAATATCTCACAAAAAGAGCTAGTAGGTCTTTACAACGCTTTTGATGTTATGTGTCTACCTTCCCAGGGTGAAGGGTTTGGAATGCCTTGGATTGAAGCCGAAGCATGTGGGTGCCCTGTTATTTCCGCTGATACAACTTCCGGGAAAGAGTTAAACTTCGGCGGTTGGGTCATCCCTGTTGTTGAAGATTATTATGAGTTTTCGAGTCTTCTTTCGTGGTATGCTCGTGTTCCCCCTTCTGCTATTTTCGATCCTCTTGAGGAAGCATATAAAGAGTGGAAGTCTGGAGCGATAAAGAAGCGCCAGAAATTAGCGAGGAAAGGTGCTCTCGAGTACGATTGGGACGTTGTCTACACTAAGTACTGGCGCCCGTTACTCCAGGATCTTGAGAAGCGGAGTGTTACTGCTGATCCTTTCCCAAACTATGCTTTGAAGTTTTATGGTTCTTTCGGGGGTCGAATCTTAATGGTTGATTGTCAGCTAGTTTGCCAACATCCGGAGATTTGTGATCTTAAGTATCCTCTTCTACCGGGAGAGTTGGGATTGAAAGATACTCGATCAATGCTAGCTCGAAGCTATCCTATTGTCGCTGATAAGAAGGGAAAGCTTTGTGTCTGTACGAGGTGTCCTCTACATAAGTGGTTGAGCCCGAGATTCGTTGAGGAATGTAAAGATACCTGGACGGAGCTTTGGGCGTTTCCTCGAATAAGGGAGGCCGTTGGACAACTTTGGGATAAGAAGTGCTTCGACGCTTGGGGTACGTTTGTTGAGCTCGATCGAATTGAACACGACTTTGATGAGAGTTACGCGCAGGCACTTCAATCTCGCTATTATACGACGTTTCAGCTAACCGACGAAGTTCTTTCTTTCTTTCCGAAGGGTTGTAAAGTTCTCGATGTCGGTGCGGGTGATGGCCGACGGGTCAAAGAGCTTCGAGCAAAAGGTTTTGATGCGGTGGGAACAGAGGTGAATAAATCCCGAGTAGATGGCGATCTGATTGTTTACGGGGATATTATGGCGCTGCCATTTAAGGAGAATAGCTTTGATGTGGTCATGGCAATTGATGTTCTCGAGCATCTAGAAGAACCCTTAAAGGCTATTGCTGAGCTTCTGTATGTCTCTCGAGACAAAGTCGTCCTTCAGATTACCCCGTCTGAAGACGCAACATACCGTGAAGATTCTAGTCATGTTACAGCTTGGTCGACAAATCACTGGAAGAGAGAGTTGTTTGAATTTGCGGAGATTAAGAAAGCTCTTCCGGGATGTGGGTTCATTCTAGAGAAGAAAAAAAGGAGGTCAAGGCATGAGGATAGAAGTAGTTTGCCCCAAGTGCCAGGGGGAGCTAGAACTTAGTGCTCCTGATGATAAGATTCACGAATACTACGAGCGCGAAAAACAACGAGGTTTCGAGTTAGAAGACAAAGAGCTCGGAATCGAAGCGGCCCGTTTTGCAAAAGGTTTTTCGGGAGAGCAAGACGCTGTAGCTTGGATTCTTCCCAAGCGTAATCTTGCGGGGGCACAAGGGATACACGGGCTTGAAAGATTATATGAGTACGCATATACTTTCGAGAAGCTAAGAGAATATGGTCCTACGGGTAACAAAATTCTCGAGGTTGGTGGTGCTTTCTCTCTTATTACGGGAGTCTTCGCGATGTCCGGGAATGAGCTAACGTGTGTGGATGTTCAAGATTGGAATTTAACTCTACCGCACGTAAAGATTGTTATGTGTGACGTTCTTAGGGATAAGCTACCACTTCCTTTTGAGCACTTTGATTGGATTACGTGTCTTTCGTCGATTGAACACTTCGGTCTAGGTCGTTATGACGACAGTCCGGACGTCGATGGTGATCTTCGAGGGATGCAGATTTTAAGGAAGTACCTAAAGCCTAGTGGATTGATGGTTTTGACTGTCCCCGTTGGGGAAGCTGCTGTTGTCTATCCCGCACACCGCATTTATGGGAAAGTTCGCTTGGATAAGTTGATCTCGGGTTTCAAAGTTCTTGATAAGCGTTTTTACATTGGTGATATGGCTATCGTTACATTCAAGGAGTGCTCTGAGGAGCAGGCCTTCGCTGTCAACGAAGGGGATTACGCTGTGGGCTGTTGGCTTCTACAAAAGGGAAAGGAGCCAGGTAATATAATATGATTAGGACACTCGAGAGACCGAACGCTTCTATATTGAAATCCTTGGGGGATCTTGAGGTACACCCGGATCTACTAGATGGCAAGATCACGGATTTCCCTAGTTTTGAGCAAATTCCCAAAACCGCTTTAATTACGGGGATCTCCGGGCAGGATGGCTCTTTTTTGGCGGAACTTCTTCTCGAGAAGAATTATGTGGTACACGGTTTGCTCCGTCGGACTTCTAGCTATAATACGCAGAATATCGATCACATAAAAGATAGGTTGTGTTTGCACTATGGTGATCTCGAGAACGAACACCATCTCTGCTCCCTTGTATACGAGATCCAACCTGATGAGATTTATAATTTAGCCGCACAAAGCGACGTTGGTATTAGCTTTGAGATCCCCGAGTATACAGGAGAGGTCACCGGGTTGGGTGTCACAAGGTTATTAGAAGCGGTTAGGAAGTTTTCACCCAAGAGTAAGCTTTATCAAGCTAGTACATCAGAGCTCTTTGGAAACGCTCCTCCTCCTCAAAACGAAGAGACACCTATGCTTCCTCGAAGCCCTTATGCGGTCGCAAAGCTCTATGCCCATAGAATGTGTCAGCTCTACCGCGAAGCGTATGGGATGTTTGTAGCCTGCGGAATCTTATTCAACCACGAGAGTCCGCGAAGAGGAATAAACTTTGTCACGAGGAAGATAACGAAAGCTGCTTGCGAGAT